CTGCACGAGGGTTTCTTTACAAACATAATGATGTTTATTATGGTAGTTGCTCAATGGAGCATTTAGAGAGAATAAAGGAGAAAATTGAAAAAGGAGAAAAACTTGCTAGAAAATCTTATACAAACAAAGATGGAATTGCATACGCAAGGAAAGAAAGCAAGGAGAAATACTTAGAGATTGCGAAACAAACTGGTAGCTTTGAGCTGCACAAATGGTCTAACGAACAAAGAGATTCTTTTTTCAATACAATAATTTTAAATTACTTGGATTTTGAATCCGAGCTAGGTAACGATAATGGATCTGACTAAATTTTATGAGAATGGTTTAGTATTAGACAAAGAATTACATTTTGGAAGTGCAGGAAAAGACATAGCAGATTTAATTTCTGAGATGAACACCAATGGCTTATTGGTTTCAAGTATAGACACTTCTGGAGAAGTAATTAGAGTCAAAGTAACTGGCGGTGCAAACCACAGAAACGACAAAAGCAACGAGAAAAGCGGTTGGTACTGTTTTTTTGAGACAGGTAGCTATCAAGCCTGTACTTATGGTAATTGGCGTAGTCAAGAAACTTACAAATGGACTAATACCAATGTAAATAAACTATCTCCAATCGACCAAAAAAAATTAAAGGCCGAAATCAACGAAGCCAAGCAAAGGGCAAACGAATATAAGACAGAAAGGCAAAATCAAGTAGCGGAAGATTGCGCTAATAGGTTGAAAAATTCTAGTAAATGCGTGAATCATGCATATTTATCAAAAAAAGGTGTTAAAAATTATGGGTTAAGAATTATTAAAGATAGTTTAGTAATTCCTATCTACAATTTTAACAGACGTGTCAATGATGCCAGTCAAGAGCTTAGAAGTTTGCAGTACATTACTGCAAAGTCTAAGAAAAATGATGATGAATTTATTAAAAGATTTGTTTCGGCTTCTGAGGTCAATGGTTCAATCTATAATTTAAACTACGAGTGGTCGGATTTTAGTGAGCTAGACACACTTATTATTTGTGAAGGTTATGCAACTGGCGCAAGTATCGCTGAGTCTTTGAATGACGAAGTAGCAGTAGCAGTTTGTTTTAGTTCTTACTTTGGCATGAAAGCTGTACAAAATATTCGTAAATACTTTCTTGGTAAGATAATCCTAGCGTTTGATAACGATTCGTCTGGGGTGGGTTTAAAAAAAGGAGATGAAATTAGCGCAAAGATGCCTAATTGTTTGGTCAGAATACCTAGCGAAGAAGGAGATTTTAACGACTTACATCAAAAATATGGCACAGAAAGAGTTAGGTCAGAAATATTAGAAACCAAGTTTAATTTAAGAAAGTATTCAATTAAAAATTTAGTTGGTAAGCCAGAGGAAGTTAAGTTTTTAGTTGATAGGTTTATACCTCTGGGTTGTCCAGGAGTCCTTGCTTCTATTGGGGGTGTGGGAAAATCTTATAGTGTCATTCAATTAGCAGTAGCAATAGCGACTGGCGGTAAATGGTGGGGAAAAGATATAAAAGAAACTGGCTCAAGTATTGTATTTTGTGCAGAGGATAGTTTAGCAGAAATCCATAGGCGAATTGACATGCTCGATCCTTTTGGCAGAAGGTTTGATTACGACAATGATATTTATATTTTTCCAGTACCAGAGCAAAAAGAACCATTGATATTGTTACGAGAAGAAGGATTGACGAATCAAGCGCATGAGCTTATGGAAGAATTAGCAACGATTCCCAAATTAAAAATGGTATGTTTCGATCCTTTACAAGCATTTACGACAGCAAGTATTAGTCAAAGTAATGAAGCTGGTCAATTATGGGGTTCTTTTACGAGTCAAATAGCATCTAATCTGGGTGTTACATGTCTGACAACGCATCATTTAAATAAAAGTGCGCTCTCAAACAGTTCTAATGATGCGCTCAGTCATAGGCAAGAAATACTTGGGGCTTCTTCTATTGTCAATAGTGTACGTTTTGTCATTAGTATGTGGTTAGCAGACGAGCAAACTTGTACCGATATATCGCTCGATCAAGGATTGGAATTAAATAGAATGAACGTGGTTCGTGCAGGAATTGTAAAGTCCAATAGTGGTAATGTAGATTATTCAATTAAAACTTTGTTCAGAAAAAATGCAGTTTTGGAGATTTTAGAAGAAAATAAAGGTGGTATAAATTGGGATTGATATGTTAAAAGCAGACGGATTTGACGAAGCTATCATAGGTTATTGCTATGACATAGCTACTGGCGAGGAAAGAATAATTTACTCAGTCCAGAAATGTATTGAGATTTTAGTTGCCGAAGGCATGGAAGAAATAGATGCTATAGAACACTTGGAATACAATACTATGGGTGCTTATGTTGGTAACTCAACACCAATATTTTTAAAAGAATATGACGAAGAATAAAGAAGAATACGATCCAAACGACTTATCCATAAAAAACGCTTACGCTACTCGTAGGATCTGGTATCACACATTATTAGGTTTATTACTGCTAATGAGCAACATACTTTTAATTTCTATTTTGACAATCTTAGCGGTTAAATTATGAGCTTTATCAGAAGAAGAAAGAAAAAGAATCGCAAGGCGGAGAAAGAATATAACGAAAAATTGTGGAAAGCATATCCCAAGAAAAAGGAGAAAGATGATGTCTAAGGGAAGCGATGTACGTCCTTTTAACAAGAAGAAATTTGACGAAGAATTTGAGAGAATCTTCGGCAAAAAGAAGGAAAAAAAGAAGCGTGATTGAGTACCCCATAATACCGACCATAAGGACTATGGGTTCTTGTGAACGAGTATCCCGTGTTCCTTCATATACTATATACAATATACTATTAAAAATAAGCAAAAGCCGAAGGGCTTTTTGCTTATTTTTTTTAAGTGTGTGAGGAGAGCAAGTGGAGCAAGAATACTGGTGGCTTAAGAGCGTAGATGTGGAGCGTGAGAGCGAATCGGCAGAGATTCGCATAGCGTTAGCGGGGAAGTATAAGAACGACTATTCTCGCATGAAGCAAGTATGTTGGAAGTGGTATCGAGCGCAGTTGGGGAGAAAAGATATTAGCAGTAGTGGGAAGCTAGTGTTGTATTGCATAGTGGAGCGGTTTAATAAGTATGGGAATTGGTCGTGTCCTGATAGTTTCAGTTATTTAGCGAGTATGAGTGGGTTATCGAGCAAGTTGGTAGCAAAGCGAGTGTATGAGCTAGTAGATTTGAACGTGGTGTGGTTAGTGCTTGAGGGAGATGAGCGTAGAGGAATGAAGCGAATCAAACAACATTCGCGTAAGCGTAAGCATATTTTGTTAGTGGGTTTGGGGAAGCTGCTTAGCGACCACTACGCCTGAGGTGCTTCTTTCTATTTTTGCGCTTGTGCTTGTTGAGCGTGGAAGATTTAATATTTTTTCTTTTGGCTTGTGAAGTCTTTTTAATTACTGGTATTGGGCGTGGGGTTTGAGTTTTCGATCTTTGCATGGTTTAGTGGAAGGAAGGTTTCAAGGGGAGAATTATATTATGAAAAAGAAACCTTCCTTCGCTAATTATGATTCTATTTTACCTAACTCTAAGATTTTTAACATAAATTGTTTTTTGTTATGCAAGGTCTTAGCTTTTAGTCTAGCGGTTTTTAAGTCGTTTAATTGTTTGGTTTTATTCATGGTTACTTTCTGTTAAATCTGGACTATCAACTATTTCTTTAATCATATTTGCTAACGAATAAACAGAACAATAAGGATTGTCTTTATTAGCTTTACAAAGCAGTTGTATTTCATCAATCATTTCTTCTTTATTCATGTTTTCTCCTTTTGGTTAAAGTTTGGGTTGAGTCGTATTTCTCTGTCGAATTCGTTCTCAACTGGTTTAAAGTTTTCTAGTAGTGCCTTGCAATAAGCGACTTCGTTCTGTAGCTTCATAGCGGTTTTTATAGTCATAATGCGGTGCAAATGAAACTCTTGGTTCAATTCGTTTTCCAAGTCGTATATGCGAGTTTCTAATTGATCTTTGGAAAGACTGTCTAAGTAATCTTTGTTCATAAAAATACCTTTCCTTGTTTCTTATCCATTTCATTTACTACTCGATTAGCAAACTCAACAGCACATTTAGTCATACAAAAATTACCATATCTTAAAGTTTGATATGTTTGTCCATCCCAAACTCTTTTAAACATAGGTTTTCGATCTCTTATCAAATCTCCCCATTCATCATAAGCCTTAATGTTTCTATCTTTGCTCACAATAATATGATTAGTTGGTTGGTCAATAGGAACTTGTTCAGTCAATCTTTTTATTGATTTATTACACCATCGACAGCATTGTTTTTCCTTTGGTATAGGATTGCCATATTGGTCTATTGGGTTATCAATTATCTTCATGTTACTTCTCCTTGATCCTCTGAATATCAAATATAAAACGCTCTACGCCTTTAAATTTGTTTGGTTTATAAGTGTTAAGTAGCTTTATAACTTCGCTACCGCTAATGCGAATATGCTGTCCGAAAGCTAGTTCTTCTTTGTATTCGCTATCAATGTAGTTTATGAGTAAGTTGTACATGGTTATTTCTCCTATAAAAAAGGGATGTAGCGTTTAGGCTACATCCTCGTCTTTTGGAAACTTAGCTGTAGATTTAGATAATGCTTTATTTACAAATTTTGAATTTGAGTACATTTCCGAAGAAGGTGCTACGATAGAATCAACAAAATTCTTTGCATCATCCCATCCTTTAAAAGAAGTCCAGAATACATCAGATGTTTTTCTTTTTGTCCAAGTATCTATAAAACGAACTTTATGTCTTACAGGAATATCATATTTATCAAAAATATGTACTTCCCAAAAAGAATCTTTTTTGTAAGGCCTAAATTCTATACCTTTTAAAGTCCAACCTTTGTAATTTATTTTTTTAGTTTCTTGCATTGATAATTCTCCTTTAATTAGTTAATCAATATGTTCATACTACCAGATTGAATATCATTTGCAATACCTAAATATCATTTATTTACACTTTATATATAATCAATAAATAGCTTATTTGTTCATTAATTACCTTAAAAGAGCTAAAATACCTTATGCAAGAAAAGAAAAAACCAGGAAGAAAGCGTATTACTTTCACAGAAGAACAATTAGAAGAAATTAAACACCTAGCTGGTCTTGGTGTGTCAGAATCCGCAATAGCCGATAAGATGGGCGTTTCATTGAGTACGATTGCTAGGCGTAAAAGGGAATCAGACAAATTTGACACAATGTTAAGGCTAGGAAAAATAGATGCGGTAAAGTCAGTTTCTAATGCTCTCTTTGATTCGGCTATTGGTAAAAATGGAACGCCTAATGTGAACGCTCAGATTTTCTTCTTAAAAAATAGAGGAGAAAAGGTTGCCGATTGGTCAGATGTTCAAAAAATAGAAAATACGTTTTCACTCGGAGAAGTGATCGATTCGGCAAGGCAACGCATACCAGATGCAACTCAAACAATAAAACGCCTTGACGAATCAATAGACAAAGGCAAGGGCATTTTCTTAGATAACAAAGGCACAGACAAAAACGATTCTGACTCTCTCTCTCCTTCCAATAAATCAGAATCATAGAGCGATGAAGTTATCTTTTCTCCGCTTCAT